CGCTTGTTGCATTTAATAATGTATTTCTTTCTGCGGTTGTTAAATTAAATGTATAAGTTGTTCCTGTTTTAGAAATATCACGATAAGGTATATCATCATTTGAGCCTGTTAAACTGATACACGCTTGTAATGATGTCACTTGATTTCCTGCACTATTAGAATAAGTGATTGTCGGATTTCCTGTGTCTGTAAAATTAGGTGCATTTGTTATAATTGCCCCACGTGGTATATTAGTTAAGTTTACATTAAAGCCCTGTGTATTACTATCAAAACGGCTATGACTAATATATGATGATACATATAATGTTTTACTTCCGTTTGAATTATGGGTAATATTTAATGTTTTACTAAATATTTCTGTATAAGAATTATATGTAAACTTTTGTGATGTAGTAATTGCCTGTGTGTATTGTGTTCCGTCAATAGTCACATAGCACGTTCCTGTACCGTATGTTTCATAACCTGTATTTGTTCGCCAACATTGAACTTTTACCGTCACGTTAGAGGTATTATTTGCAACGCTTGTTGAATTCTCTGTGACTATAATTCTATATTTGATATATTGATTTGTAGTTGAAAAATTACTACTTGTTGCCATTTAATCACCCCTAAACGTTCCAATTTACTTTATTTGATTTTTTATTTTTTATAGCGATAAAACAATCACCACTTGTTCCTGCTTCATAATTCCCTATTGAACTACTTGAATTTGCTTCAATAGTTGTTGCGTTATAATCTGTATCGCTATCTTTTTTATGATATAAAATAGCGTCATTTGAATTTGGATTACTTACAATAACTTCTGTATCTGTTTCACCTGAAATTGTATCAATTTCGGGGTCACTTAATGCGGTTGCATTTGATTGAATAACACCAACTAAACCTATACCGTCACTACCTGTTATTGAAATAGGTATAAAACGCATTTTAGAGCATAGTGTAATTTCTTCTTCAATTACACTTTTCTTTTGGTGAAATTCATCTTTATAAACCCAATAAATAGGATTATCGTTTTTATCATAACCAACAAAACCTACTTCATTATTCATTAAGATATAAGAGCCGTCATTTCCATACATTTTTAACCCTGTTTGGTCCAAAGTAGCAATTAATGTATTTGCTTCATCATATACCTCTAATAATCCATTTTGATTAAGATTAGAGCCTAATTTTAATGTTCCACCCTTTATAAGATTTGCAGTTAGATTAATAACATTGATTGCTTCCATATTTAAAACATTGTCAATAGTCCACGCACTTGTAAAAGGTCCATTAATACCACTATTTGAAAAAGCAATACCACCATTATTAATCATTATAACATTTGTTGCGTCCTCTTTTGGTAAGGTATCAACTATAAGGATTTTATCGCCCTCATAAATAACATAACTAGAGCCTAAAGCGTTCCATATTTTATCTTGTGCCTGTTGCAACTCTTGATTTAAGATTAATGCTAAATTATTTGTATTTTCAACAATAGCCGTATTTGTTTGAGTTGAAATATTAGTTAATAGATTACTTAATGTTTGAGTAAAATTTCCGAATTCTAGTTGTGTATATTGCTCTAATATACAATCATATTCATAAGAAATAATATTAGTTAAAATATCTATGTTAAGTCTTTCATCAATTACTTCTATTGTATCGCCAACATCTGATACTTTTTCAACATTAGCATTTAAAGTGTAGTTGACCTTTGGTAAAGAATTTTGGTTTAAATAATTTTCTGCTTGTGTTCTTAAATCTTCTAATAATGCTTCTTTGTATGCAGTTTCATCTAAATTACCCTGTTCGTCCTTATAATCATCTTCATTTACATTGTCTTGACTAAATGAAATAGTCTTTGTATAAGGGATTTCATATTGTGTATCGCTTATTATATAAATATCTTGTGTTTCATCTAAAGCATTTAATAATAATCCGTCTTTACCAACAGGTAATATTTTAGTCACAACACTGTCCCAATTATATTTTGCGGTAATATCTTTTAAATTCTTTTTATACCTGATTACAACGCCATTATCTTGTCCTATACTTGACATTATTTTAATGTTCCAATTATCACGCACTAAATACCCGCCCCAACGGTTTAAAACCTGTTGTATTGCTTCATATAACGATATTCTAACGCAATATAAGGTATTTAATGCAGTAATATTTGATAACGTTGTAAAAGGGCTTGTATTGTCTGTATTTGAATTAAAGTAATCTAAAGCATAATTACAATCTCTATTTTCTACCCTACTATCTTGAATTAAATAATTTTTTGTATCATAGAAAACGTGATAAGCCTTACATTTAATTTTACTTTTAGTTTTATCAACATTTGTTATTCTAAAAGCCTGTTCACCCTGCGGTGTATTTGCAACTATAATGTTATTTGATACTAAATAATCAACATAAGTTAAAGGTGCTTCTAAATCTATGTAAAAATCACCATTTAAGGCTTTATGCACTTTTGCTTTAATACTTTGTAATACTATATCACCGTTTGAAGTGTAATTTTTATCTGTTGCACCAAAAATTTTTATCATAGATATTTACCCCTTTCTTTAAATTTACCAATCTAAACCAACACTACAATTATAATCATCAGTAGTATCAAAAGCATACACCCCCTTAAAATACTTGTGTTACTTTGTCGCTAATTACTGCCGTGCTTGTATTATAACTACCGTTTGAGTGGTCGAAGTCGCCATTATTAATATAACAATATGATACGTTTATAGTGTCATTAGATGTACTTGTCCAAGCTTCATCAACTAATCCAATACTATTATTAGTTGCTACCCAAGTACCATTTGCGTTAAAGTGGTTACTATTCCCAATATAACTTACTAAATCGGTCATTGTTGTTATACTTGTTGAACGTGTTAAATAAAGTGAAAATACTAATGAATAAGCACCACCACCTACCCTAGTAATTTTAATATCGTGTCTATATAAATGTTTATTTTCTAAAGTAGATATTTTTTCTTCGATATTCACGTATGAAAAAGAATATTCCCAAGTTCCAAAATTACCAAGACTTCCTTTTCCCACATACAAACCCATAGAATATCTAGGTAATCCATTTGTTAAATCACTTGTATTATATATGTGTAAAAAATATATACCTGTACTATTTGGCTCTATATTACCAAAAAAAGTAATATGTTGTTTATTTGGGTAGTCAATACATAATTGTTTGATAACTGCTTCTAAAACATCATCAGTATCAATTCCAACTTCAAAATTGTGATAACTATATTTAGGTGTAAATAACCAATTTGATTTATCACTTGTTGTATTATTTATTAATGATAAAATTTCATTCAAGTTTAAATTCGCATTATTTAAATAATTTTGTATATTTAATACTTTATTTTTTAAACCTGTTGTTTGATTATTAATATCATTATCTATAACATCAATTTGTTGTTCAAAGTCATCACAAAAATCTTCTAACTCACTTTCAAAAACTCTAAACTGTTCTAAAGTCACTTCGCCATTTTTCACTTGAAATGTAGTCGTTGAGCCGTCTGTTAAAGTGATTGTATATGTATCAACATTACCAACTGTTGCCGTTTTTTCTATTGTACTAATACTTGTTCCATTAGTGACATTAAAGGTATAAGTTGAGCCGTCGGTCATATAAATAGTGTATGTATCAACATTACCAACTGTTGCCGTTTTTTCCAATCTATCTATTGTTCCGCCTGTTTCACCTTTTAACATTACTATTTCAATTTCTTTATCTAAAGTTGCCATAATTTACCCCCTCACATCAAATTCAATATCTAATATTCCTTTTAGAATTGTAAATGTATCTAAATTTGCTTTAATTTCTAAATCATAATAATATTTTTTAGGCTCTAAATTTTGTGTATCGTCGGGTGCAACTCTTACTTTATAATAATAATCTTCACCGTCTATATGGTCTAAAAATATACCACTATTAAGTGACTTTTGAAAAATAAATGTTTCATCATCATAATTACTTTTAACTGTAAAATATGCACTCGATAATGGTTGTCCTATATCTTTGATTTTAAATCCAAAAGATAATGTGTCGCCCCTAGTCATTTCTAAATTTAAGTTATTTTTAAACATTCTCATTTTATCACCCCTTAAATCCACCTACTGCAATAATCAATTTGAACTTTTGTTAAATCGCCTGTCCAACTAATAACATTTTTACCAACATTTAGCCATAAATTTTTAAAATCGCCTATTACATATCTATTTAAAAAATTTTTAGTGTTAGGGTCATAAGCATTTTGACTTTGTGTATCTAATACCATTGAGCCATTTAAAGTGATTACAAACACTTCTATTCCATTAAGTGATAAATTAATCGTTCCACTTCCGAAAATCGTTATAACAGGCTTTGAATAGATATTTCCGTTGTTTCTAACAATTAAATTTTGGCTTGCTTCTGTAAAATTAAATGTTTTAGTATTTTCGATATTTGAATATTTGAAAGGTTGTGTATGAATTGTTATTTTAGCCTTTTTAAATCTTAATAATTTTTCAAAATCAATCTGATTAAGTGTAGTAAAATTGTAGTATTTATCAGGCTCATTTGAAAAAGTTATTTGACCCTGTGTATTAAAGTATTCTATGACATCATCAACGTTATAATTATAAGATAATCCAATTTCAAAAGTCTTATCGTATGCACCATAACCTAATTTATTAATTGTGTCACCGTCCACGCCGTCAATTTCTTCTGCGGTATATCTTATTTTAGGTTTAGTGATAGGCGGTAAAGATGTGATAATTAATCCATTTATTAATGTTGATTTTTTCCCATTTATAATAATGTAATCTCTCATTTTACCACCTCATTATGTATATATTGCTTTTGTGACCGTATCACGAACGAAACGTCCTGCTACTTCATCATCTAATTCAATCTTCATTTGGCTTAATGCTTCTTTAAATGCTTCAATTAATGAATTATAATTTGTTGCATTATTAGAGCCTGTAATCATATATTCACCACTTGGTGTTATAGCCGTTGAAATATCACTTGCTAAACTTCTTACTTGGTCGATTAATTGTGGGCTTGCTTTTTCTAGTGATTGTGTCATTCCCTCAATCATATCAGGCATATATGTTTCATAATCTCTTAATGGACCTACATCAGGACGTGAGAAATGCAAGAATGATTTTATTTTATCTGCAACTTTTCCCACTGCTTCACCAATCTTACCAAACATTGATTTAATACCATTAATTAAACCCTGTATCATATCTTTACCCCAATTAAACATTTGTTTAGGTAAGTTTTTAATGCCGTCTATAATGCCTTTAACAATTTGACCCATTGTTTGACCTATATTACCTAACATTGACATAATACCGTCTATTAATCCGCCTATTAAATCGCCACCTGTTGAAATCATTTTAGGCAATCCCTCTATTAATCCTTTTACAATAGACATTATAATCTTTGGCAACATAGCAACTAATTTTGGTATTGCTTGAACTATACCATTTATAAGAGCCGTTAATATTTCTATACCTGCTTCAATAATTAATGGTAAATTTTCCATTAATACCTCAATTATGGTTTCAATTATCTGTGGTAAGTAATCAATTAATTTAGGTATTGCAATATTTAATCCCTCAATTATTCCAACTAATAAATTTTTTCCTGTTTCTATAATTAAAGGTATATTATTCATAAATACATCTATTATTTGCATAATAATATCAGGCAACATTCCGATTAATTTTGGTAATGCTTCTGAAATTCCGTTAATCAATGCTAAAATGCCTTTAATACCTACATCAACTAATTGTGGCAACATTGACAATAACATTTCTACTATCTGCGGTATTAATTGGGCTATTGTATCAATAACACTTGGTAATACTTCCATAATAGCATTTAAAGATGATTGGACCGCTTCAATTAATATAGGTAATGTTTCTTGAATTAAAGGCGGTATTTCTTTTATCAAAATAGGGACAACTTCCTTTAATAATCCACTTACTAAATTTGCAATACCTTTGATTGTATTTTGAATTGTTGGGATTAAGTTTTTAGCCGTTGTCATAATACTATTTACTAAATTATCAATTAATCCTGATATATCACTACCGCTTGCAATACCTGTTAAAAGGTTTTGCCACGCACCTGCCATTGAATTAAAACTACCCTCAATAGTTTCGCCTGCTTCTTTGGTTGTTGTTCCTGCTATACCCATTGATTTTTGCATTACAGAAATAGCATTTACAATATTTGCAAAAGACATTGAACTTCCGTCAACTGTCACACCTAATTCTTTTTGAACATCTGTCATCTTACTAGCGTCTGCAATTAATCTTTGCATTTCACCCTTTGTTCCACCATAACCTAATTTCAAGTTATCTAACATTGTGTAATTTTGTTTTGCAAATCCCTGGTAAGCACTCTGTATCATAGCTATGTCTGTACCCATTTTATTAGCGTTATCTGACATATCTATAATTGCTCTATTAGCTACTTCT